AAGTAACACGTCTGTCCTTTGCGGCTTCCGGCGACGCGCCTCCACTGAGCTACTACGCCAGCGGTAGCGCATGCTCGCTCAATGCAGGCGCCGGGGATAACGGTTCACAGGTCAAGAGCGCGGATAATAAGTGCTGGCTCGCGCAGTTTCCGCCCGGAGCGCTGGACGTGCGTGAGTGGGGCGTGAAAGCAGACGGCGCCACGGACAATACAACGGCGCTGCAAGCCGCGTGGACGTACGGCGGTACGGTCAACACTGATATCCTGTTGCCGTCGTCGAACTACACGAACTACGTCAAATTCTCCAGCTTGACAGCGCCAGCGGGAACTGTCGGCGCGGGTGCATCCGCCCAAGGGCCGCTGTCTGCCATCAAGGGCCAGGGGGTCGGCCAGACGGTTCTTAAAAGTACGGTTACTGGCTCGACGTGCGCACTTACGTTCAACGCACCGTCGGCGACATATTCTGACGCCGCCATGAACCGCGTGTTGAGCGGCTTCCAGCTTATCTCTACAGCCTCCGCTGGTAGCGGCATCTGCCTGAACCAGATAACGGGAATGGCGCTGTCTAACTTTAGTGTTCAAGGGTTCACTACCGGGATACTTGCCCTGGACGCTATCCGAATCCGGATGGACAATCCGCAGTTCATTCTGAACCAGAATGGCATTAACGCTACTACGACGGTCGATTCGAACCCCAATCAGTGGGTGATCGTCAACCCTTACGCTGTCGGGCAGAGCGCCAGCACGTTCCTGTTTACGCACGCCGCCGATATCGACATCTACGGCGGGGATTTTGAGTCGAACAACACCGCAAACAACGCGGGCGACGCTACGATCCAGATGAACGGCAACCCGCTGAACGGACAGAAAGGCTTGTCCGTGTTCGGCGGGTACTACGAAGTCAACGGAGGCAACGCTGACTTCCTGTTCGACCAACTGGCAGGGGACGGCAGCGGCTCGCACTTTATCTCAGGTGTGGAGGAAGGCCGTATCAGCAGCACGACATTCGTGACAAACGCCGTCCAGTTGATCAATAACAATGGCGGCAGCGGGCAGACCAACATCGACATTAAAGGTAGCGCGTTCTGGAGTCAGAGCCCGTATGTACCTAACGCCGCGCGTCCCTACATCGGGGTAGCGGCGCCGGGGACTGTGAACTACCACATCACGGGCTACGATTCGAACTACTTCCTCAAGAACGTCGAAGCGCCGGCCATCTGCACGATCAACACGGCGTGTATGAACCTGCCGGATGGGCATATCGAAGAGTGGGGCTCGGCTACGGCAGCGTCAAGCGGTACCGGCTTCCCCGTGGCCGTCACATGGCCGCTGGCGTGCCCCACCGCAGTAGATAGCGTCGTGACGACCGCACTGAACGGTGGCGCTCCTTACGCAACAGGTGTGGGTACGTCAACGGTGACAGGGACGACACTCTACTCTGCTACCGCAAGCACCGCGATTAACTGGCGGATGATCTGCCACTAACGGATTAAACATGGCGAATCTTCTTTACGCGAACAACGCCGCCGGCACCCTGGCCGCCGGGATCTCGAACAGCGCTACCTCCGTCACGCTGAACGCGGGACAGGCCGCGCTATTTCCGAATCCTTCGGCACCGCAGGTGTTTTATGCGACGTTGACGGACGCCGCAACGCAGACGTTGAAAGAAATCGTCAAGGTGACTGCGGTATCCGGGAACATCTTCTCAATCGTTCGCGCGCAGGACGGCACCGCTGCATTGTCGTGGAACGCGAACGACATCATAGAGCAGTGCGTTATCCGACTTGAGCTTAACGGCTTCGAGAACGCAGCGGAAGGAAACTTTGCAGCACAAGGCGTGGCGGTAACGCCTTCCACAACACTGGGGATTGCTGGCACCACGCTTGCTGACAACGCGAATGCGGGTAGTGTCGGGGAGTACATGTTTCAACTCTCCGGCCTCTCGTCGCTTACGAACGGAGTAGCACTAAGTATCGCCTCTGTGACCCTGACGGCGGGGGATTGGGATGTAAGTGGGGTATCCTACTTTCTGGCGTCAGGTGGCGCGCAGCCTTCAGGTCAGGTGGCCGGGACCAGTACGACCAACAACACGATCGGCGCCTTAGGTAGCTGGTGTTCGCTCGGCTTCGTAGCGCCGGCCAACGCAGGGAGCGCTTTAGTGGCTCCGTCCACACGTTACAATGTAACGACGACAACAATTGTTTACCTGGTGGCGCAGGCTGGCTTCACTTCGGGCTCCGCCACTGCGCAGGGGTTCATCAGAGCGCGGAGAATTCGTTAATGCCTGCTCAGACTTACACCTTCTCGATCAATCAGCAAACCCTGATTCAGGCAGCATTTCGCCTGATCGGCCAGTTCAATGACGACACGCCGCCACCGCCGACGGATCTGGCGAACGCGGCGCAGGCGCTGAACCTGATGATCAAGTACTGGATGAGCAAGAATTACCCGCTCTGGTGCGTGACGGATCTGTCATTCACTGTGGTTCAGGGTCAGGTTCAATACCTGATCGGCCCCGGCTCGCCGACGCCCGGTTTGCAAGCCTACCGCGTGCTGCGCATCCCGATGGCGCGACTTCAGTATGCGACGCCGGCCAGTAACTTCCCGCTTCAGGTACCGCTGATCCAGCTGTCGCGGCAGGAATACGACATGATGGGTCAGAAGACCGATCAGGGTACGCCGAACAGCTACTACTACGACCCGCAACTGAACAACGGGGTGTTGAGCCTGTATCTGGCTCCGGATGCCAATCCGAACATCGTGATTCTGACCTGCCAGCGGCCGATTGCAGACGTGATCAACTCGACCGCGAGTTTCGACTTCCCGATCGAGTGGCTGAACGCACTCAAGTGGGGTTTGGCCGAACAGTTGCTACCGGAGTACTTCGTGCCGGAATCAGTCGCGGCTCGCGTGGAGCGAAACGCGAATCGGTATCTGGAAGACATGCTGAACTGGGATCAGGAGGAAGCCTCGACTTTCTTTACGCCTGATCGGCGCGGGCAAGGCCGGAGTAGCTGGTAATGGCCGAAGCTCCCCGCATCCAGCTGGCGCAGACGATCTCGACGCGCGACAGCACGATGGTGTACGACGCCATCATGTACAACTATTACGCGTCGAAAAACTCGGATGGCCGGACATTCTCCGAACGTCGCTTTGGCGTGCAGCCGGTCTACACGACGACCGCTGCGGCGGGACTCGGCCTGTTCACGTTCGGCACTCAGGTTCTGTCGATTATCGGCACGGAATTTTACGTCAATGGCGTGGCAACCGGCGCCGTGAACGGCGGTAGTCAGTACCAGTTCACGTTGACCGGTCAGGGCGGCACCGCTGTCTTCCTGAAGAACAACACGAACGCCTATACGTGGAACGGTACGGTTCTCACGGCTGTGAGCGATCCGAACTACCCGGCAGTCACAGTTCCAGGCGTAGCGTGGCTGGATGGATACGTCTTCGTCCTGACTCCCGGTGGTATTCTCACGAACAGCAATCTGAATACGCCGGCCACATGGAACGCGTTGAATACAATCAACGGGAGTCTGTCTCCCGATCCGGGCGCGCAGGTTTGCCGACTGTTCAACTACGTGGCGAGCTTCGGCCAGTTCTCGACAACGTTCTTTTACGACGCCGGCAATACGCCGCCGGGCTCGCCCTTGCTGCCGAACATCTCGGCAGTGGTGAACGTAGGCTGTGCGGCAGGTAACTCACTGGTCGCGACTGAGAATACGATATTCTGGGTCGGGCAAACACATCAGAAGGGTCGGAAGGTCTACCTGATGAACGGCCTGCTTCCGCAACCGGTTTCCGATCAGTTCATCGAGAAGGTACTGAACGCAGACCCGCTGACCAGCGTCTATGCGTATTACATCGAGATCAACGGTGCCGCGCTATACGTCCTCACCTTGGGGGCGAGCAATTGCACCCTGGCGTACAACGTGGTCACACAATCGTGGTCGCGCTGGTCAAGTACGGCGCTTGGCACGCCAATAAATGCGATCAGCGCTTCGCAAAGCGGCAGCGTGATTACCGTCAACATGCCGACGAACACACTGGCGAATCCGGCAGTGATTCAGGTTACAAGTACCAATTCGGGGCCGGCGGTTCTCGGTACGTTCGTCGCGTCCATCCTTGGACCTAACCAGCTTACCTATACGGCAGGACCGGGCAGCACTTCGGGAGGCGTCAACAACGATCCAATCAACTCATTCGCGATCGATAACGAAACGTACCGTGCGGGCGCCCAGTCGGGTATCGGTAACCTGACGATTACGCCCTACGTCCAGAACGCGTTTTCGCCGTCGTTCTATGCTTTCGCGAACAACACCGATTACCTGCTGGACGCCGCCAACGGCATCACCTACCAGATGCAGCAGGGCGTATCGAGTGACGATGGGCAGTTCATTTACGGTCTGCTGCGCACGAATGCCGGAGACTTCGGTTCGAACAAGGAGAAGTTCTACCCGACGATCGAGGTGATAGCGGACAAGGTGCAAGACACGGCGTATGTCGGGTATTCTGACAACGATTTCGCCAGCTTCGGTCCTTTCCGCCCAGTCAACCTGGGGGCGTCCAGGTCACTTCTGAGGCGCGGTGCAGCAGCCAGGCGGCGCGCGTTCTCCGTCCTGTACATCGGCGGGTTTCAGGTGCGCTTCTACCAGATCGAACTTCCGGATATGCAAGAGGGTACGCTTTGAAGAACTTCATGAAAATTGCGCAGGGCGTGGACGTGACGCCGCTC